TAGACAGCCTGGTAGCCTCGCTCTCTGCTGCGGTGTCGAATCTAGTGAAGATCCTAAAGGATACAGCCGCGATTGACCTTGAAACTCGTCAAAAGTTCGGAGTTCTGGATGTTGCTTCGAAAAAGTGGCTAGTCAAACCATCCGCAAAGAACCATGCATGGGGGGTTGTTGAGACTCATGCGAGGAAATATCACGTCGCATTACTGGAGCACGATGAATTTGGCATTATTACGTGCGATAACTGGCGACGGGTGGCTGTGAGTTCTGAGTCGGTAGTATATTCTGATATGGCTAAACTCAGGACTCTGAGAAGATTGCTCAAAGATGGAGAACCACACGTTAGTTCAGCAAAGGTGGTTTTGGTGGATGGCGTTCCAGGGTGCGGGAAAACAAAGGAAATTCTTTCGAGAGTTAATTTCGAAGAAGATCTAATTCTTGTCCCTGGTCGTCAAGCTGCCGAGATGATCAGAAGAAGAGCTAATGCGTCGGGCATAATAGTGGCTACAAAGGATAATGTGCGCACCGTCGATTCATTTTTGATGAATTACGGGAAAGGGGCACGCTGTCAGTTCAAAAGATTGTTCATAGACGAAGGTTTGATGCTGCATACTGGTTGTGTGAATTTCTTGGTTGAAATGTCTCTGTGCGATATTGCATATGTTTATGGAGACACCCAACAAATTCCGTACATCAACAGAGTAACTGGTTTCCCATACCCTGCACACTTTGCAAAATTGGAGGTCGACGAAGTCGAGACAAGAAGAACTACTCTTCGTTGTCCGGCTGATGTCACACACTTCCTAAATCAAAGGTATGAAGGACACGTAATGTGCACGTCTTCTGAAAAGAAATCAGTTTCCCAGGAAATGGTTAGTGGGGCTGCGTCTATCAATCCTGTGTCCAAGCCGCTTAAAGGGAAAATTTTGACTTTCACACAGTCTGACAAGGAGGCCCTTCTCTCAAGGGGCTATGCTGATGTCCATACTGTACATGAGGTACAAGGTGAGACTTATGCAGACGTATCGTTGGTTCGACTAACACCTACGCCTGTATCTATCATCGCAAGAGACAGTCCGCATGTTCTGGTCTCGTTGTCAAGACACACAAAATCCCTAAAGTACTACACCGTTGTGATGGATCCTTTAGTTAGTATCATTAGAGATTTAGAACAAGTTAGTAGTTACTTATTAGAAATGTACAAAGTGGATGCAGGTACTCAATAGCAATTACAGGTCGACTCTGTGTTTAAAAATTTCAATCTTTTTGTAGCAGCTCCAAAGACTGGAGATATATCTGATATGCAATTTTACTATGACAAGTGTCTTCCTGGCAACAGCACGTTGTTGAACAACTACGACGCTGTTACCATGAAATTGACTGACATTTCTCTGAATGTCAAAGATTGCATATTAGATATGTCTAAGTCTGTAGCTGCTCCGAAAGATGTCAAACCAACTTTGATACCGATGGTACGAACGGCGGCAGAAATGCCTCGCCAGACTGGACTGTTGGAAAATCTAGTTGCGATGATTAAAAGAAATTTTAATTCACCAGAGTTGTCCGGAGTAGTTGATATTGAAAATACTGCATCTTTAGTGGTAGATAAGTTTTTTGATAGTTATTTACTTAAGGAAAAAAGAAAACCAAACAAAAATTTTTCACTGTTTAGTAGAGAGTCTCTCAATAGGTGGATAGCAAAGCAAGAACAAGTCACAATTGGTCAGTTGGCCGATTTTGATTTTGTGGATCTTCCAGCCGTTGATCAGTACAGGCATATGATTAAAGCGCAACCGAAGCAGAAACTGGATCTGTCAATTCAGACAGAATATCCAGCGTTGCAAACGATTGTGTATCATTCGAAGAAAATCAACGCAATATTTGGTCCTCTTTTCAGTGAGCTTACAAGGCAATTACTTGACAGTATCGACTCAAGCAGATTCTTGTTCTTTACGAGAAAGACACCGGCTCAGATCGAAGATTTCTTCGGAGATCTAGACAGTCATGTCCCAATGGACGTACTTGAGTTGGATATTTCGAAGTATGATAAGTCTCAAAACGAGTTTCATTGTGCTGTTGAGTACGAAATCTGGAGGAGACTGGGTCTGGAGGATTTCTTGGCAGAAGTGTGGAAACAAGGG